AAATGGAAAGAGAAGCTCAAAAAGATATTGAGACAACAAACAGAGCAGATGCTAGACAAGATGTTCTTGAACAAAACATTACAGCAAAAAGAAAAGGTAGTGGTAGACGATCTTTGCTAAAAGGTTCAGGTGGTGGCATAGGTTTCTATAACGAATACGATAGCTAATGCACGAAAAAACTGTAGAACAAATGATGCAAAGATATGAGAAGGCTCTATCTGTCAGGTTAGAGTTTGAAGATCTTTATGATGAAATCTTTGAGTATTGTTTACCACAACGTCAGGGTTTCAAAAACTATTCGGCAGGTCAAAGACGAGATGATAAGATCTTTGATGAGACTGCAGTTGTTGGTATTCAAGAGTTTGCATCAAGACTACAAGCAGGATTAACTCCTAACTTTGCTAGATGGGCAGACTTTGTTACTGGTCAGGAAGTTCCTGAAGGTGAAAAAGATGATATCAATAATGCACTTGATGGTGTCACTGATTATGTATTTGAGATATTGCAGACATCAAACTTTGCTCAAGAGATACATGAATGTTTTATAGACTTAGCACTTGGTACTGCAGTCCTTTGTGTTATGGAAGGTGATGCAGTAAATCCTATTAGGTTTCAATCAATACCATTACCTCATGTAGTTTTAGATACTGGACCTGATGGCAAGGTCGATCATGTGTATCGAGAACGTATGATGAAGAATGAAGATATACCAGTCGCTTATCCTAATGCAGTCTTAACTCCTAAGATGGCAGAAAAAATAACTAGAAATCCTGAAGGCAAAACCAAGATACTTGAGGTATCATGTAGATTATATGATGATCCTAATGTTGAAAAGTATGGATACTATGTCATAGATATAGCAGATAAAGCTATGATAATGACTGAGATTTATACTGGTGTAGGATCAAATCCATTTATAGCATTTAGATGGAGCAAAGCATCAGGCGAAATTTATGGTAGAGGTCCTGCATTAAATGCCCTTAGTGCAATCAAAACTTGTAACCTTACTATAGAAATGATTTTAGAAAATGCACAGATGTCTATATCAGGCATCTATCAGATTGATGATGATGGTGTAATTAATGTTGATACAATCAACCTAGTTCCCGGAACTGTCATTCCTAAAGCACCAAACTCACAAGGTTTGCAGCCAATAAGATCAGCAGGATCATTTGATGTGGCTAACCTTATTTTAAATGATATGAGGAATAATATAAAGAGAGCTTTGTATAATGATATGTTAGGTGATCCAAATAAAACACCTGCATCAGCTACCGAAGTTGCAGAACGTATGGCAGATTTATCTCGTAAGATAGGATCAGCATTTGGCAGACTGCAATCTGAAATGGTACAACCATTATTACAACGAGTTGTCTACATATTACAGAAGCAGGGTCGGATAGAAATGCCGACAGTTAATGGTAGAGAAGTAAAGATTCGTAGTGTTTCTCCCCTAGCACAAGCACAATCCAATCAGGATATTGTGTCGTTGAATAGATTTCTACAAACTGTCAGTGGTTCATTCGGTCCTGAAATTTTAAATATATTAATATCCTCAGAAGAAACTGCACTGTATCTTGCTAAGAAATTTGGNGTTCCTGATAAGTTAATTAGAGATGCAGACGAAAGACAACAGTTAGTGCAGATGGCACAACAGATGCAACAGCAACANCAACAAGGAGAGTTACCAAATGCCTCAACACTTGGGGGTTGATGGATACCCTAGATCAAAAGAAAAAGACGAACAAATTTCCAAAGTNATAGAATCAGTATTTAAAACTCCTAATGGNATGGAGATGTTAAAGTATATAAAGTCAATTACTATCGAAGCAATTAGTGGTGCTAATATATCAGATGCAGAACTTAGACACCTTGAAGGGCAAAGATATTTAGTGGCTTTATTAGTTAAAAGAATCAATCATGCAATGAGGTTAAAACAATGAGTGAAGAACAAGTTACATCAACAGAATCAGCTACAGAAATCCCTACAGAAACTAGTGTACCTCCAACTACTACTGAGTCTGTAGCTGAACCAATAAGACCTGAAGGACTACCTGAAAAGTTTAATACTTGGGAAGATATGGCTAAGTCATATTCCGAGATAGAATCTTGGAAAGGTAAGAAAGAAGAAGATATAAAGGCAGGACTTCTTCAGGAACTAGAGACAGAAGCCTACTCTAACAGACCTTCAACTTCAGGTGACTATCAAATACCTGAAGTATTAGATGAGGGTGAAGCTGCAACNAATCCACTNCTTAAATGGTGGGCAGATTATTCTTGGGAGAATGGTTTATCACAAGATGAGTTTAATGAGGGAATAACTAAATGGGCAGAGCATACTGGATCAAATCAACCTGATCTTGAAGCTGTAAAGAAAAGTCTAGGTGACAATGCTAACCTAAGAGTAGAAGCTACACAGTTATTTGTGCAGAAGTTTTTTCCTGCAGATTTACAAGATGCAGTTGCAGAACTAGGATCAACAGCAGAAGGAATCAAAGCATTAGAACTTATACAAAGATCAATGCAACAAACTAATGTTAATCCACAAGCCACTGCTCCATCTAAAACAACCATTGAAGATCTTATGACTAAGATGAAAGATCCACGATACTATGATCCTACAAGAAGAGATAGGGCATTTGTTCAAGAAGTGACAGATGGCTTTAAGAGAATTTAAAGGCGAGGGTATCTATGACGGATACCCAATCGTCAAAGCTAAAGCCAGTCATATAGATTACCTGCAAAATAACCTACGAGATGCAGATGTTAGGGAGTGTATTATACATGGTGCTACTCCTTTTCGTGCATTGATGGCAGGTATTCGAGAACCAAATGGCGAAAGTTACACTGTACTGGTAGATAAAAAACCTGCTTTAATGTTTGGTTGCAATCCAATATACAGTAATATGATAGGTAAAATATGGGCATTAGGTACATATGATATCGAAAAAATACAAAGAAAGTTTCTAAAATGGTGCAATCCAGTGGTGGATTACTACCAAAAACAATATTATCAATTAGAAAATGTAGTACCTGCAGACCATGCCAACACCTTATCATGGCTCAATTTCGTAGGTTTTGAGATACTTGATCCACCAGTTATGATAAATGGTTTTGCAGTTTTACGATTTGTACGTTGCAAAGGTGAAGAAATTTTGGTAAACAAAGAATATAGCCCAGTTGTTAGCTGATAGCCCTTACGGATAACTAGATGATGCTAAGATGGATAACTAGATAAAATGTAACGTTAACTTTTTTGAGGAGAACTATAATGGCTAATACAATAGACACAGCCTTTATTACGCAGTTCGAAACAGAAGTTCATTTAGCTTATCAAAGAATGGGTAGTAAATTAAGAAATACTGTTCGTACTGTAGCTAATGTGAGTGGAAGTACAGCACGATTTCAAAAGATCGGTACTGGAACTGCATCAACTAAATCCAGAAATGGACAAGTAACACCAATGGAATTGGCACACACCACAGTAGATGTGAGTATGTCTGACTTCTATGCTGCTGAATTTATCGATAAGTTAGATGAATTAAAGACCAACATAGATGAAAGACAAGCTGTTGCAACAAGTGCTGCTGCTGCTCTAGGTCGTAAGACTGACGAGATCTTATATACTGCTATGGACTCAGGTGCTAATAGTTCAGCATTGCATGACACAAGTTCTGCAGTTGAAAAGGCAGACTTACTAAGTGCGTTTGAAACCTTTGGTACAAATAACATACCTGAAGATGGTGGCAGATATATTGCTATGCACCCAAAGGGATATGCTGACTTATTTTTAATTACTGAGTTTGCATCATCTGACTTTGTTGGTGAGCAAAACTTACCATTCGCAGGTGGCATGAGTATGAAAGANTTCTTAGGATTTAANATATTCTCTACTGCTGCAATTACTGCAGGTAAGAATATGGTCTATCATACAAGTGCAGTAGGATTAGGTATTGGTGCTGACGTAAGTACAGAACTAAATTATATACCTGAGAAAGTATCTCACTTAGCAACCTCAATGATGTCTATGGGTGCTGTTGTTATTGATAACAATGGTGTCTATGAACTTCTTGATAACAATTAATAGGAGGATCAAATGGCTTACGCAGCAAGTGGACTTCATAAAATGGCAGGTGCTAGTGGTGTTCAACTCTTTATCTACCAAACGGCAGATGCTATTGCGACTGTAAATACTGCAGGGTATTTTAATGATGCAGCAGGTATGCTGAATATTAGAGATCTCATTATAGTGATGGATACTAATACACCAACAACAAGTTTTGTTTCAGTTTTATCTAATACTGGATCAGTAGTTGACGTTTCAGACGGAACTGCTGTAGCAGAAACAGACTCAG